CTACACTGATGCTCAAATTGATTCCGTAAAAGAGTTGTTGTTGCTTTGGAATAATAAGTATGGCATTCCAATTAGCTACAATGATGATATTTGGGATATTACTAAAAGAGCTCTTAGCGGACAATCAGGTGTATTTACTCACAATTCTGTACGTAGGGACAAGGTGGATGTATATCCGCATCCAAAGTTGATTGAGATGCTAAAATCTTTGTAATGAAGTATACAGTATCAAACGTACTAGCTGCTTTGATTGGGGCACTCGTTGTGTTTCTTTTAATGAAGCAGTGTGGCCCTAAGAACAGCGTTGACGTTAAGTACCTGCCCGGCGACTCGGTTCCGTACACGGTATACAAGGATAAGCCTGTACCCAAAATAGTAACGTACCGCGATACTATCACAGATACCATCACCGACACGGTTATTGTGGACGGGGACACGGTCGTGATTATTGAGCCTGTTGACACAACCAAGATACTAGCTGAGTACTACGCCAAGGTTGAGTACAACGACACGGTCAAGAACGACTCGAGTGCGCTGATTGTGATCAGGGAGATACTGTATAAGAATCGGATTCAGGACCGGTTGGTCCGCTTTCAGAATCGTCGGGCTACGGCCATAGTCGAGCAGCGGACTCAGGCCTTGGTGGCGGGGGTAACGGCTTGGCAGACGGGCTACGACGTGTCACTTGGTATGAGGTTTAAACGTAATATACTTAGCCTGTCTAGGTCCAATCAGGCTTGGGGAATCCGGTATCAGCGTGAGATTGGATGGAAAAGTATCCTAGAAAAATAGCTATCTTTGTCTAAATCAAATCAAATGGAAGTAAAACAACAACTCACAGCCGAGGAGCTGAACAAGGTACAGGAAATGAACGCCACATTCACGCAGGCAAAGATTGCCTTAGGTGACTTGGAGATTCAGAAGCATGGGATTCTTGGTCAGATCAAGCAGCTTCGGGATGACTTTAGTAAGAACGAAAAGCAACTAATTGATAAATACGGACCCGATGCCGTAATAAACATAAAGACGGGAGAAGTTACCTATGGCACCAAATAAATTTATCGGACTTCTGTTTCAGTCTCGTGACGCCATGCACTTGGCTCACCTGAACACTACATCCTTTGCTGAGCACAAAGCTTTGGGAATGTACTACGACGAGATTTTGGAAATCACCGACTCGTTTACAGAAAAGCTTTTTGGTCGTAGTGGCCGCTTAGAGATTGTAATCCCCGAGTCTAAGGTTCAGGACGCCGTGTCTCACCTGAAAGGTCTTCAAGTAATAATTGAGGCTGAGCGTGAGAACTACGCTAGTGATCTTCAGAACATCTTGGACGAAGCTCTTGGATTAGTAAACAAAACCTTGTACCTCTTAACTCTTGTATAGTGGGTAAGATTAGCCAATACGCAGTAAACGGAACCCCATCCATTAGCGATAAGCTTATTGGGACTGAGGTTAACAATTCGGACGAAACAAAGAACTACACCATCGGTGACATTCTTTCGCTTCCGTTGCCAAACGTTCCTGTGTACGCTAATAATGCAGCGGCACTAGTGGGTGGATTGGTTGCAGGAAACGTGTATAGAATTACAGGAACCGACTACTTGGGAGTAGTACACTAATAAGTTTAGATGGCTAAGATAAGTACATACGTAGTAAACTCTATACCCGTACTTTCTGATAAGGTAATCGGGACCGATGTAGTTGATGCGAACATCACGAAGAACTACCTTCTTAGTGATATATTCAGTCTGTTCCAAGCTCAGTCGGGTGGAGGATACGTTCCATATATTGGGGCAAACGCGAATGTTGACTTAGGTGCAAACAGCATCACAGCCGACTCATTTATTGTAGGAGGTGGATTGTCGTCTCAGTTCCTGAAGGCGGACGGTTCGGTTGACAGCACTAGCTACGTACCGTATACGGGTGCAAACGCCAACGTGAACTTGGGTTCTTACAATATAACAGCCAACTCGTTTATAAAGGCGGGTGGTACATCTTCTCAGTTTCTTAAAGCTGATGGATCTGTTGACAGTAATACCTACGTAGGCATATCTAATACCCAAACGATAACGGGCCTAAAGACTTTTAGTAATACGCTTACGCTTACCAACGTAGCAAATACGCTGTCTGATCCCGATAAGTTTTTGGTTCTTAATGGAGGTAATGCGGTAGCGTACAGAACAGGTGCTCAAGTACTTTCTGATATTGGTGGTGCCGATGCTGCTAGCTACGTTCCTTATACGGGAGCAACTAGCAACGTCAACCTAGGCATCTACGATGTAATAGCTGATGCTTTTATTAAAACGGGTGGCACGTCCTCTCAGTTTTTGAAGGCTGATGGTTCTGTTGATGGAAACTCATACGTAACCGTTAGCACGACTCAAACTATATCGGGAGCAAAAACGTTTAGTAATACACTAACGTCAACTAGCGTTGCAAACGCTGCGGTTGACACAGACAAGTTCTTGGTGCTAAACGGAGGCAATACAGTTGCTTACAGAACAGGTGCTCAGCTTATATCTGATTCGTTAACTCTCACAACAACAGGAACTAGCGGAGCCGCTACGTTGGTTGGTGGTACGTTAAACATTCCAAACTACGCACCCGATCTTAGCGGATACGTTACTATCGGTACTACGCAAACAATAACCGGAGCTAAGACGTTCAGCAATACGTTAACGCTGACTAGTGTTGCAAATGCTACAACAGACACCGATAAGTTTTTGGTTAGCGATAGCGGTGTTGTCAAGTACAGAACCGGTGCGGAGTTGGCCTCAGATATCGGAGTCACAAAATACTACGGATCTTTTTACGATATCCTAGATCAAACAATTACCACTCCGTCTACAGGTCAGCCTGTATTGATTAGGAACACAGACGCAACAATGACTAGTGGGTTCTCTGTAGTAAGCAATAGTAGGATTACTGCTGCGTACTCAGGAAAGTACAGTGTCATGTTTTCTTTTCAGCTACATAATAATGGTGGTGGCGGTTCGGGAGATACTGTTGAGATATGGTTTGTAAAAAATGGAGTAGCTCTTGCTGATAGCAACACAAGGATTTCAGTTCCAACAAATAATCCGTACGTTGTGGCTGCTTGGAACTACTTTGTTCCATTAAACGCAGGTGATTACGTAGAGATGTATTGGGCTTCAAACAATGCCAATATAGGTATAGATTACAACACGGGATCTATGGGAGGACCCGCTATCCCGTCAGCAATCATAACAATAAATCAAGTCAACTAAAATGGACATTCGCAAGGTATCTATCGGACCCGACTACAAGGGAGGTGCTATGCACTATATTGTTGGGCAGAAGGTGCTTAACGAAACACATGAAATCCATCTGATCAAGTTCGACACTAGCTCGGGCTCGGTTAAGATTTATATCATAAATGAAAAAAACGAGGTAATGTTGTGGAAAGAGTTTACCCACACGGTGCCCGTATCAATCGAATTTAATATAGCCTATTGATGAGATCGCCATTCTACTTCATTGCGAAGCCATTGAAGGGGAAGCGATACGACAACACGAAGGAGGTAGCAGGAATAGAGTTGATAGTAAGTACCTCTGAGGAAGACCATAAGTTCTCGAACAGACACGCTGAAGTCGTAGAGCTGCCCTTAAATTACAATGGACCCGTTGCCGTTGGTGATACCCTATTGGTACACCACAACGTATTTAAGTTCTACAACGACATAAAGGGTAGACAGAAAAGCGGAAAGAGTTTTTTCAGAGATGACCTTTTCTTTATCGAGCCTGACCAATTTTTCATGCACAAGCGTGATGGTAATTGGATAGCGTACGACAAGTACTGCTTTGTAAAGCCTGTGCCTGCAACCGAGTCATATATTAAGAAGCCGTTCACGGAGGAGCCGTTGGTTGGTGTGATGGTGTATCCGAATGAGTACCTACTACAAAAGGGAATAAATAGCGGTGACATGGTATGCTTTTCTCCTGACAGCGAGTACGAGTTTACGGTTGACGGAGAGAAGATGTACAGAATATTTGACCATCAGATAACTATGAAGCTATGACATCCAAAGAAATCAAGCTTAAGATTATCGAGTCGGGTTACCGAGCTGTCGAGCATCTGATTAAGGTTGCCAACGAAGACATCATCAAGCCGGACCCCGACGACGAGTTGGCTGCCGACAGGCTTAAGAATGCGGCCGCTACAAAGAAGCTAGCTATATTTGACGCGTTCGACATCCTTAATCGTATTGAGTCTGAGAAGGAAAGTATTGAGATGGCTGAGCGTGGAGTTCAGAAGGTAGATACAAAACAAGGCTTTGCGGAAAGAAGAAGTAAACAATAGTATATACAGGGTTGTACACGACTACATACCGTCTTCCGTTCTTTCTAAAAAGAATGCAGCAAGGTCGTGGCAGTATGGGTACAACGAGAAGTACGAGATGGTTGTTGTGTCTAAGACGGGTCAGGTCGGTGAGGTTATTGATGTGTCGGGTCTTCTTATAGCTCTTCCGCTTGCTCCAAAAGAGTACCTTCAAAGACACCAAAGTAAAGCTGAACAGTATTGGGTAAGACGGGATCTTCCAAGCGAGTTGGCTAAGATACAGTCTATATTTCAGTGGAACGATATGCCTAGCGAGTTTAAGAACCGTTGGGTTGATTATATTGAAAGTGAGTTTGATTATCGTGAGCAAGGTTGTTGGTTCATGAATAATGGGACGCCAACATACATTACGGGTTCACACTACATGTATCTTCAGTGGTCTAGTATAGACGTTGGTTACCCCGACTACCGTGAGGCAAATAGAATCTTCTTTATTTTTTGGGAGGCGTGCAAGGCTGACCCTAGATGCTTTGGTATGATATACCTAAAGATTCGTCGTTCGGGGTTCTCATTCATGGCTTCGTCTGAGTGCGTTAACACGGCTACGTTAGCTAGGGACTCTCGTATTGGTATGCTATCAAAGACCGGTTCGGATGCCAAGAAGATGTTTGTTGATAAGGTTGTTCCAATAAACAAC